TACGGGCTATGATTTGCGTACGGCCCGCCGGTCCTTGAACATCATGTTTGCCGACTGGGCCAACCGTGGGATTAACCTCTGGACAATTGAGCCGGGGACCATCACGCTGGTGCAGGGGCAAAACACGTATGCCCTGCCGACCGACACGGTTGATCTGGTCGAGCATGTGATTCGTACCGGGGGAAATGTCTCGGCAACTCAGGCAGACCTGACCATCACTCGGATCAGCGTCTCCACCTACGCCACCATCCCCAACAAGATACAACAGGCTCGCCCGATTCAGGTTTGGATACAGAGATACAACGGCCAACAAAGCCCCACAGGGTTAACCCTTAGTGGTACCATTAGTTCATCGGTAACTCAGATTACCCTCAACTCTGTGGTTGGCCTGCCAGCCTCTGGGTTCATCAAGATTGACAACGAAATCATCAATTACGGGTATATCTCGGGCAACACCTTGTACAACTGCTTCCGGGCGCAGCAAAACACTACTGCCGCATCGCATAGTGGTGGTACGGCGGTTTATTGGATGCAACTCCCAGCCGTAACGGTGTGGCCCACACCAGATGCCGCTCAGACTTACCAGTTTGTTTATTGGAGGCTGCGCCGGACTCAGGATGCCGGAGGCGGTGTCAACGTCATGGATGTGCCGTTCCGGTTTGTCCCCTGCATGGTGGCGGGCCTGTCGTACTATTTGGCGATGAAGGTGCCCGGTGCGGATATGAGGCTGGGTGTCCTGAAGCAGCAGTATGACGAGGCTTGGCAGTTGGCGGCTGATGAGGATCGGGAAAAGGCCGCGATCCGGTTTGTGCCCCGGCAGCAGTTCATTGGAAGCACCTACTAATGGGCAATAGGTTCGCCAGTGGCAAATACGCGATTGCACAGTGCGACCGCTGTGATCAGCGCTTTAAGCTCACCCAACTCAAACGCGAGGTCATTAAGACCAAGAACTATGAGTTGTTGGTGTGCCCCGAGTGCTGGGACCCGGACCAGCCGCAGCTTCAGTTGGGCATGTATCCTGTGGACGACCCGCAGGGCCTGCGGAATCCCCGGCCTGACCGCAGCTATAGACTTTCTGGTCTGTCTGGTTTGCAGGTGGAGGAGACAACAAGCCCAAACCCGCTGGCCCAAGGGACGCTGGAAATGGGTAGTCGAATCATTCAATGGGGCTGGGCACCCGTTGGTGGGGCGAGTTTGAATGACTATGGTCTCACGCCAAATTACTTGGTTTTGACCGTGGGACTTGGTACAGTTACGGTAACAACGACATAGGAGTCGATCATGATGGACGCAAAGAAGGCTGTGCACAAGCACGAGAAGGCAATGCACCCCGGCAAACCGCTGACAAAAATGAAAGCTGGCGGCAAAACCAACGCCGACATGCTGAAATACGGGCGCAACATGGCCAAGGTCATGAACCAGCGCAGCCCTGGCCGCAAAGGAGGCTGATATGCACAGCCAAGACGAGTTCAAGTATTTCCCGGCGGATACCAAAGACCCCATTGGGAAATACATTCAGCCCAAGGTCTATCCTTCTGTCGTGGTTGGTGAAGAGCCTGCCAAAGAGACAATGCGTAAGGCTAACGTATCCGTGGCTAACGTTCGCAGTCAGGACTATGAGCCAACCAAAACCAGCGGTACGATGATGCGTGGCGGCGGCGCTGCCACTAAGGGCAAGGTATCGAGAGGCCCGATGGCATGAATTACGCCGCGTTGTCCGCTGCTATTCAGGACTACACCCAGAACTACGAGCAAGAGTTCGTAGCGAATATCCCTGTTTTTATCAAACAGGCTGAGCAGCGCATTTACAACTCGGTTCAATTCCCATCACTTCGCAAAAACGTCACCGGCTCTGTATCGGCCAGCAATAAATATCTGTCGTGCCCCAACGATTTTCTGTCTGTTTATTCGATGGCAATCATCACGGGCGTGACGGGCGGTAACCTCAATACTGGCTCATATGAGTATTTGTTGAACAAGGATGTGAACTTCATCCGGCAGGCATACCCGACTCCAAACGATACTGGTGTCCCCAAGTACTACGCGCTGTTTGGGCCGACAGTATCTGGCGCAACTATTTCGGATGAGTTGAGCTTCATCCTTGGCCCAACTCCTGATGCAGCCTATGACGTCGAGTTGCATTACTACTATTACCCCGAGTCGATCACTGTGGCCGCTGATGGCCAGACTTGGTTGGGTGATAACTTCGATACGGTGTTGCTCTACGGTTCTCTGGTAGAGGCGTACACGTTCATGAAGGGCGAGAACGACATGATGGCCTTGTACGACGGTAAGTACAAGGAGGCTCTTGCTCTGGCCAAACGCCTGGGTGATGGACTTGAGCGCAGCGATGCCTACAGGTCTGGTCAGTACCGCGCAGCCCCGCTGCCGCAGAATAATGGGGTGGCTTGATGGCCTTTACCGGCAACTACTCCTGTAACACGCTGCGGTCGGGGTTGGTCAACGGCACGATCAACTTCGCCACAGACACGTTCTATCTGGCGCTGTACACCAATTCAGCAACGCTGGATCAGACCACGACCGCATACACCACTGTGGGTGAGGCGTCTGGCGGCAACTATGTTGCAGGTGGTCTGGTTGTGACTGCCAGTATTGCCAGCGAGAACACATCGACGGGTAGTACGACCTACGTCAATTTTTCGTCCCCAGCGTGGACGGGAGCGATCACAGCGCGTGGTGCCTTGATTTACACGCCGGGGGACAACGGCGCTGTGTGCGTGTTGGACTTCGGGTCTGACAAAACCTCAACGACAACTTTCACCGTGCAGATGCCAGCTAACACTGCAACTTCTGCGCTCATCCGACTTGTTTAAGGAGCAATCATGCAGAAAGAGTTTTCTAACTTCGGTGATCACGCTGAAGTGACCATGCGGTCCAACGTGGTTGGCGCCGAGTCTGTTGGTATCGAGGGCTACTACCATGTGGTCTGCCGGGATGCTGATGGCAACATCAAGTGGAAAGAAGAGTTTCCCAATTTGGTCAACGCCGTGGGCAAAGAGTTGATGCTGGACACCCTGCTGTCTGGCACTTCTTACACCACCGTCGGCCCGTTCCTTGGTCTGATTGATGGTGCAAGCCCGACTTTTGCCGCTGGCGATACGATGGCCTCGCATGGTGGCTGGACTGAGTTCACCAACTACACTGTGGGCGGCTCGGCTGTTCGTGGTACTGCTGTGTTCAGCGCAGCTACATCGACCGGTTCATCGCCCACCAACGTGACGACCAAGACTGCTTCTGCAATCACCTACACCATCACGGGTGGCGGTGGTACGGTTGGCGGCTGCTTCTTGGTGACCGGCTCTGGCGCATCTTCGACTCAAGGCAATACCTCGGGCACTTTGTACAGCGCAGGTGCGTTCTCGACCGCGAAGGTCACAACGGCAGGCGACACTGTTTCGGTTACCTACTCGACCACCGCGACGAGTTGATAAGGGGTTCTAAATGCCTCTGGTCCTTGCGAACCGTGTCCAAGAAACGGCCACGGCAAATACAACTGTAAGTTTCACGCTTACAGGCGCGGTAACGGGCTTTCAGACCTTCGCTGTCATTGGCGACACAAACACCACCTACTATTCGGCCACAGATGTGTCGGGTAACTGGGAGGTGGGTCTTGGCACGTATTCGACCACGGGACCAACGCTGACGCGGACCACCATCTATGCGTCGAGCAATGCAGGCAATGCGGTAACCTTCCCCGGCACAGTCAATGTCTTTGTGACCTACCCCTCCGGGCGGTCGGTCAATCTGGATGCCAGCGGGAATGTCTCTGCTCTGGGTACGATTGCGTCCGGTACTTGGCAGGGTACGACTGTCGGGGTAGCTTATGGCGGTACTGGGGTCACGGCTTCGTCCGGGGCCAACTCGGTCATGCTGCGGGATGCCAACCAGAACGTCTCGATCAACAGGCTCAATCAGGCAAACCAGAATACAACAGCCGCAGGGGGCACCACAGCCCTGACCGCAGCCTCCAGCTATTCTCAGACGCTTATCGGCACGGGTAACCAGACCTACACGATGCCCGATGCCACGGGACTGACGACCGGGCTGGACTTTATCTTCAACAACAACGCCACGGGTACGCTGACTCTGCGGGACTACGCGAACGGTTTAATTGGCGCTGTTACTTCTGGCGGCGCTGCTGAACTGATCTTGCTCGATAACAGCACAACCGCAGGCACTTGGGACTTGCACGGGTTCTTGCCAGAGGGCGTGACGTTCGGCACCAACGCCTTTAACCTGGGCACTTCGGTTATCTCTGGCGGTACATGGCAAGGCGGGACTATCCAACCGGGCTATGGCGGCACGGGCCTAACCACATTTGTCGGGGCCAACAACGCCCTGTACTCCACCGGGGCAACCACGCTGACTGCGGGAACTTTGCCTGTGGCGGCTGGCGGCACGGGGGTTACATCCCTCACATCAAACAACGTCATACTGGGCAACGGGACGAGCGCGGTTCAGTTTGTTGCGCCCGGATCAAACGGCAATGTCTTGACCTCAAACGGTACGACTTGGACCTCTTCTCCAGCGCCCGGTGGTAGCGGTGCAACAATAACAAATGACATCAGTACATCAACAAATGTTTACCCGACGTTTGTGGCGTCCACCAGCGGAACGCTATCCACGGTATACACCAGCAACGCCAAACTGCTGTACACACCCAGCAGCGGAGAGTTCAAGTCTTCTGTGGTGGTGGCAAGCAACGGCATTTTGGTCAATGGCACCACAGTA